CTTGAAGTTCAAAATATTATTAATAAATTACGCTTTCATCAAGCACCCGAAATAGTTAAAAATACTGGAGGTTTTTTCTTATATCCGCCATCAGAATTTGATATATCTTTTTATTACAACGGATCAGAAAATCCAAATATTCCAAAAATTTCGACTTGTGTTTTAACAACAATTGACACCGATTACGCACCAAATGGTTTTTCTGCGTATGAAGTGCCCGGTGAAATGAAAGCTCAACTCGGTCGAACAGGTATGCCGGTTGCAATTAGATTGAGTTTAAACTTTAAAGAAACAGAATATCTCGTTAAAGGTAGCCCTCTATTAGGAGAAATTGGTAGACAAAGAGAGAGGCCTGACCCAACTATCAACACCACAACTGCTGGCGGTTACGCTCCTGGTGGCGGCCAATAAACTAAACATAAAAATATTATATAAAGAATGGCAAATTATTTTAATTACTTTCCAAAAACATTTTATACATTACAGAATAATGTTGATGGTTTAGATGTTGTAACAAACATCATTTCTCGTTATGCATTAGAAAAATCATTTAAAGAAAACACCTCTGTTTACTACAAATATGTTATTCAAGATAGTGACACACCAGAAATTATAGCTGCAAAATTTTATGATTCTCCTACTCGTCATTGGATTGTTTTAGCAATAAATGAAATTGTTGATCCTCAATTTGATTGGCCATTAGATTACAGAACAATGATTAAATTCATTGATGAAAAATATACGGCAAACGGAACAGCAAATACTCCTGCTCAAACAGGTTTAGCTTGGTCTCAAATCAATACCCATTCTTATTATAAAATACAAAAAAGAACAACAAACTATTCTGGTAAATTTATTGAAACCAAAATTGAAGTTGATGCCAATACATATGCTAATATATCTCTTTCATCTTCAAGTATTACATTAAGTGATAACACCGTAATTACCATTAACACATCAAAAGAAACTAAAACACACTATGATTATGAAATAGAAGAAAATGAAAATCGAAGAACAATTAATTTATTAAAACCAGAGTTTGTTTTTGCTTTAGAACAAGAATTGATTAGAGTATTTGGACAATGACCATTAATTTATCACAAACAACTCAATTTAAAATAAGAGATTTAACTCTTATTACAAAAATAGGCAATATTGATATTAGAAATATTATGCTAGAATTAAACATATACGATAGCATTTTTATGCCTTGTATGAAAGGCGATATCGTGATACAGGACGCTATCGGTCTAGCTAACAAGTTAAGATTGGATGGTAGTGAATTTTTAACAATTGAAATAGCTAAAGATGATGAAACCTCAGGCACTCTATTTAAAAGAACATTTCATATTTACAAGTTAACAAATCGAAAAAATTCAAATCAAACCGCTGAAAATTACATATTACATTTCATCTCAGAAGAAATGATTTTTTCAATGCAACAAAAAATTAATCAATCTTTTACGAGTATTTATAGTGATGTTGCGGTTAAAATATTGACCAATTATTTAAATGTTTCAAATAGTAAAATTGCTAATATTGAACCAACAACAGGCCTACATGCTATTGTTATGCCTTTATTATCTCCTATAGATTCAATGTTATTTTTAACTAAAAAATCAATAAACCAAGAAGGGTTACCAAATTATTTCTTTTTTGAAAATAAAGCAGGATACAATTTTATTTCTTTATCTAAAATGATTGCTCAAAATATAATTACAGTTATTAACTTTGAGGCAAAAAATATTCGTGAGTCTTTATCTGATGACTTTCTAGGCGCTCGAGATGTAGAAATTATAAGGCAATTTAATTTATTAGATAATATTCAAAATGGAGTTTATGCTGGCAAATTTATTGGTATTGATCCTTTGACAAGACAAGCAAATATAAGTAAAATAGATTATTTAAAAACATATGGTAGAACTAATAAACACTTAAATAAATTTCCTAATTTTACTGGTGGTAAAAACAGAAAAAATTTAGATGCGGCTCAAATGTTTGATTCTAAAATATCTTTGTATCCGTTTTCATCAACTAGGCCAAGAACATCATACATAAAAACAAATGATCCAAAAACTGGTACAATTATTGATGATACACAAGCCTATATTTTTCAAAGAGCACCAATTATCACAAATTTATTACAAACTACAATACATATAAATGTTCCAGGTAATTTTGGTCTTTCTTCAGGATATACGGTAAATTTAAAAATGCCATCGAGAGCAATAAAAACAGACGAGAAAAATAGTTTAGATAATACATTAAATGGTAAGTATCTTATTACTGCTACACATCAAATGATTAAACCAGATGGACACCAAACAATTGTTGAAGTTGTTACTGATTCTACAAACAAACCATTTACTATTGTTCAGACTGCTGCTATGCGAGGAGCTTTAAATAGATGAAAGTTAATAATAATTTTATTGGTAAAAATGGATTTATTTGGTGGATTGGAGTTGTTGAAAATCGTGTTGATCCTTTAGCGGTTGGCCGATGTCAGGTTAGAATATATGGTTGGCACAATGAAAATCCAACAGTTCTTCCAACTAAAGATTTACCTTGGGCTCAAGCAATGATAGGAATTAATACCTCTAAAACTTTTTCAGCTCCAAGAGTTGATGATTGGGTTGTTGGTTTCTTCATGGATGGAGAACAAGCTCAAATGCCAGTAATGATGGGGGTTTTACCAGGACTAAAACCATGAGTATAAATTATAATCCTTTAGGAACACAGATTGTTGGTGATTTTCCAAATGCGGTTTATCCAAATTTGGCAGATGTAATTACGATAAATGGTAGAATTAAAGAATCCAATCCACCTCAAGTTGTACAAACAGGTGATGCGCCAGAAAGTGGTGGACCATCGAACACACCAAAAACAGCGGCTGGCGATATTCGTAATACAACTATTTTGAAGTCAAACCAAAGTAGAGAACATGTTTGTGATTTTGTTTTAGAGCTTCAAAAGAATATAGAATTAAAAAAGTTTTTAAAGGCAACAGCAAAACAAATACGAGATGCTATACGAGCAGTGCTTAGAGCACTTGGAATTTCAGATGTAAGTGGTAAATCTACGGAACTATTCAATTCTTTAAAAGCTTTTGCTCGAGAACTGCGTAGAATACAAAAAGAAATTATACAACCAATTTTAGATTTTCAAAATTATGTTTTAGGTTATATTACAAAAATTCGTGCTATGATTCAATATATTTTAAGTTTACCCGCTAAACTATTAGCTTTGTTAGCCGATTGTTTGCAAAGGTTACTAAAACTAATTGGTAATATTTTTACAGATTTTTTAAAAGAATTTAGTCCAAGCAGTCCTGGTGAAGATAGTGGATTTGAAAGTGTAATTAAAGCCGCACAAGAAGTGGCAGATGAAGCAAGTAATACAATTAGAAAGTCGGCTCAAGTTGTTGCAACAGCTGGAACCATTGCTTTTTCAGCTACGGCAGGATTATTAGTTCCAGTTTCCGCAGAAGAATTAGCTGCTTCAAATGCTTTCATTGCAAATTATGAAGCAGCTAACCCACTTCCCTCTGTTAATAACATTTTGGCGGCGGGAACAAATGTAAATCAATTAAATGAAGTTGTTGGAGATTTTCCAGACTCAAATAAGCTAAATAATACAATAGAAAATAATCCAACAGTAACGGTATAAGTGAGAAAATAAATGTCAGGAAATGTTGAACAACTTAACTTTGATAACGCTATAACTGAACCAGAATCGGCAGCTAATACCGACTTTCAACCACAATACCCATATAATAATGTAACTCAAACCGAATCAGGTCATTTCTTTGAGATGGATGATACTCCTACTCGTGAGCGAATTCGTTTAAATCATCGTTCAGGCACTTTTATTGAAATGCATCCTAATGGTAATGAAGTCCATAAAGTGTATGGTGATGGTTATGAAATAACTATTAAAAATAAAAAAGTTATTGTTAAAGGCAACTGTACTATTGAAATACAAGGTAATTGTAATACAAATGTTCTTGGAGATTATAATTTACAGGTTAAAAAAGATTTTAATTTACAGGTTGGCGGAAAATATAATGTTAGAGCAGTCGAAGATATAAATATTTCTGGAGATGATGATGTTCAAATTACAGCTAATGAAAATTTTGGAGGAACACTACGACTTGGAGCTTCAGATTCTTTATATTTAGCTTCAGACCTTGTTGTTGGTGGATCAATTCATGCTGATGTAATTACAGCAGAATCTCGTATAGCAACAGGATCTTTAGGTGGTGTTTCAGCTGGAGCTGCTGGTTTTGTTTCTTTAATAGGAGGTTTATCTCTTGGACTTCCTGTTGCTGTGCCTGGATCCATATATGCAATTGGATCAGGTACCTTTGGAGTTAAATTATTTGCTCCATATTCCTCATCAATACTTAATTCATCAATTTTAGGATTTGATGTAATTAATTTTTTATTAAGTAATATACATATTCATCCAACACCAAGAGGACTAAGCGGACCTCGTATTCCACAAGAGGTAAGCGCATAAATTATGGCTACCATTTATTCTAGATTAGGTTTTAATTTTACTCCAAGTAATTCAAGTATCATAACACTTTCAAGTGAGGCTGAGGCACATTTAAATAGTATGCCAAGATTTATGAAAGATTGGCAAATAGCAGATATTGCGAATACTAATGTTGGAGGTTATTTTAAAAATCCTGTTGCTAACGCAAGCGCTTCATTAGTGGTTAACACATCTATTATTTTTGCAATTGCCAGTAACGATCCCGCCAACACTTGGATAAATTCAGCCGAGGCATTGATTTTATCTAATACCGCTAATAATTTTTTAATTGAACTACCAAAATTTCAATCTCACACAGCTAATATATCTGGAGTGAACAATGTCAATAATGCCGGTGAAGCGGTCAATGATTTTCCATACTATGAAACCGCTACTGGAATTGGAAAATTTTTAATATACATTACTCACGAATCAGATGGAATTTTGAATAGCTCTCCAATTATAGGATCTATAACCAGTTTGTTTATAAATGATGAATTGCAGGCAAACAGTATAATTATAAAAAATGATTTAAACACGATAAATACCGCTATTGCAGGTAATGGAGTTTGCACTTTATCAAGTGCTTCGATTAATCTCATCATTTCTCACATTGAAACAGCAAACACTTTAATTGGAACAAGAAAGAACCATGATATCAATTTTTATCGAAACTCTAGACTTGTATTGGCAGACTATTCAGAGGTCAATAAATTTTCCAATATGGGTGAAACTAATACGAGATTAGCTAAAGAATTGGTTGGAACAGATAAATTAATTACAAGGTTAAATTCTTAAAATGGCAGAAGCAGTTACAACTATCGTAAGAGATTTTAGTGATTTGGATTTGAATTTTACTATTCATCCAGTGAAAAAAGACATCAACAAAAATCTTGGTGCTTTGGCGGTTATTAATTCAATTAAAAACTTAATCTTAACAAATAATTATGAGCGGCCATTTCAACCAGAAATTGGATCTAATGTTCGCCGACTTTTATTTGAAAATTTAGATACATTAACTGCTTCTACCATAGAAACTGAAATCAATCGCATGATTGAAAATTATGAGCCAAGAGTGAGTATTATTAAAACAATAGTGGAAGCAGATTTTGATAAGAATGGATTTAAAGTTTACATGGAATTTTACATTGTAAATATATCCGCTCCTGTCACAATTAATTTTTTCTTAGAACGGATTCGATAAATGGCTAACGCTAGATTACAAATTACAGACCTTGATTTTAATACAATTAAGACTAACTTAAAAGCTTTTTTAAAACAACAATCAGAATTTCAAGATTATGATTTTGAAGGATCTAGTCTTTCAATTTTAATGGATCTGTTAGCTTATAATACACACTATAATGCTTATTATTTAAACATGGTGGCAAACGAGGCGTTTCTTGATACCGCTTTATTGCGAGATTCGGTTGTATCACATGCTAAAACATTAGGCTATACTCCATTTTCAATTTCTGCGCCTAGCGCAACGATTAATTTAACTGTTGAAACCGCTTCAACAACTCCTGCAATTGCAACATTACCAAGAGGTTTTTCATTTAGTTCCAATTTAATTGATGACATTTCTTATAGATTTGTTACAATTGATTCTGTTACTGCAACAAAATCAAATACACAATTTATATTTGAAAATCTTAAAATTTATGAAGGTGAGATAGTAAATTACGCATTTTCTTATACCAAAGCTTCAAATCCAAAATCTGTTTTTATTCTACCTGATCCTAATGTGGATACGAATACACTATTAGTGACTGTAAGTGATAATACAGGAAATACTGCAACAGAAATTTACAATCGTGTTGTTGATATTTTAGATGTAGAATCAACATCAAATGTTTATTTTTTGCGAGAAGGACGAAATGGCAATTTTGAAATTTCATTTGGCGATAATGTGATTGGAAAAAAATTAGTTGATGGTGCAACTGTAACTATAAGTTATTTAATTACACAAGGTGATGTGGCTAATAAAGCAAACGGATTTATTCCAGATTCACCCATAGAAGGTTTTTCTCAATTTGATGTTGTTGTTCTTGGTGTTGCTAGTGGTGGAACAGCTCGTGAGTCTGTTGATTCTATTAAATTTTCAGCACAAGCTCAATACGCAACACAAAATCGTCTTATAACTTTTAAAGATTATGAAACATATATTCAAGCAAATTATCCTAACATAGATTCTTTATCTGTTTGGGGTGGAGAAGAAAATATTCCGCCAGTTTATGGTAGAGTTTATATTGCTTTAAAACCAAAAGATAATTATTTTATTTCAGAAACAGAAAAAAAACGAATTCTTGAAGAAATTGTTAATCCAAAATCCATTGTGTCGGTAACTGCTGAAATTAGAGATCCTGAATTTCTTTATTTATTGATAGATGTTAAAGCTGAATATAATTCTAACAAAACAACAAGCACAGAAACAATTTTAAAAGAAAAAATTCGTACAGCTATTTTATCATATCGTAACACATATTTAAATAAATTTGCTTCTAAAATTATTAATTCTAAAATAGAAGCTGATATTGATAGTGTAGATTTGAATGCTATTGTTGGAAATAAAATAATCACTAGAGTTCAAAAACGATTTGAACCAGAATTAAATACACGACAATCTTATACAGTTAACTTTAATGTTCCAATAAATCGTGGTACCGTAACAAATAAAATAACATCAACTGAGTTTGATGTGATAGATAGTGATGGTATAAGAAGAACAGTTTTCTTTGATGAAGTGCCACAATCATTTACTGGTATTTCTAACATTGAAGTTACCAATCCAGGATCTGGTTATCTGAGCGCTCCAACAGTTACAATTACTGGTGATGGCACAGGTGCAACCGCTGAAGCCACAATTGTAAACGGTGCTATTCAAAGTATTAGCGTAACGAATCG